CGCAAAGCTTGTAAATGCACGGTCACTTAAATTCTTTACTCTCGGTCCGCCGTATGCGAAACCGTTTCTTACTTCTACATCACGAACTGTATAACCTTCGTTTCTAAAATTAACTACTAGATTTCCAACTTCGTTTTCTAACTCTATCTGGTCAGCGCTTGTTGCACTTTCGTAGATAAGGTTATCTTGAATTATAACTGGTCTTAAATCATAGAAACTATTTCTGTTTCTTTGTTCTAATTCGATTGTTGTTTCAGGCGATAGATTTACATCTTTCTCGCCAGCTGCATAATGTGAACTAGTAAAAGCATCAGCAACGGCAACAGGATATCCTGCATTTGCAGCCGAACGGCTTCGTTTAGTTTTACCATCTAATTCAATACCATTACTCATGAACTTCAGTCCAACACCTGTTCTTCTACCAAAGATTGTATTGAATAAAGTATTTAATCTCATGTAGATTGGACTGTCTGAAGTGCCTGAGAACAGTCCACCAGAGATTGTAGAACCAACAGGTTGTCTTACTTTTCCAGAAAGTAGTGTTGCAATATTAACTTCACCAGTTACATAGAATCCACTCGGATGAACTGCTCGTTTGAGCGCATCTCTCCACTTGTTGATACTTTCAGAAACTTTGATTACATAAGAATAATCTTGATAGTATAAACTATCTTGAATCTTCTTAGATTGTTCACTAATGAAACCATCTTCAGAAATATATTTTCCAGAAGTTGTAATGTTTACATCAGTTGCCGTTGTGCCTGTAAGTGGGTTTGATTTTGATACAATAGCAGTGCTGGTGCCAGAGAAAGTAACAGTATCTTCAATTTCTAATGAACTTGTTGTTGCTGTGTATTTTAAAAGAGGAGCAGTAAAATCAATAACTGTTCCTGTTGCGCCACTAATATTGGTTGTAAATGTTTCGTCTGCTAAAATATTACCAGAAACAGTAGTTAAAATAGCATAATGAGGAAATAAAAGTGTTGGAACTGCTGTAAAATTAATTCCATGTTCAACAATATTTAATGATGTTGCTTTACCAATATCATCACCAAATGGTATAACTGTTGCATCAACACCAGTGAATGATTCTGACAACATTGTTCCACCTTGTTCAAACTCGATTCGACCTAGACCGGTAGTGCTTCTTGATTCAACAGCGACCGCTGACTCTTGTTCGTCTAATATGTTTCCAAAACTTTGTTCAAATTCTATAAAACCAGTTAGCGCATCATATAAACTAGTTCCTATATCAAAGTCCTCAGTAACAAAGTAGTCAATACCAACTGCTCCAATATCTTCTTCTACTACAAGCGAACCTGTTCCAGTTTCTAATCGAATCTGAGAAGTTGGGATTTCTGAATTTTCTAATTCGCCTACTAGTCCCAAACGCTGTCTGTTGGTATCATTCTCTAAACCTAAATGTCTATTGCCAATCGTAATTGTTGCTGTTGGTAGAGTTGTATAACCACCCCCAGTTGAAATCATTCTGATGTCGGTTATATCACCAGTACCAGTAGCATGTTCTTGAATAACTTTGGAATCAGACCCTGTGCTGCCACATATAACAATATGGTCATCTTTTTCAAAATCATATGGTACATCTGGCTCACTCTCTTGATTGAGAATATACGACCTTTCAGAAACTTGAGTGCCGCCATCTTCTTCAGACAACATGTGTCCAACTTGATTCTCTAATTCTATCTTGACTTCTCTGTCGACCATCTGTGATGATGAATCTAAGAATTTCTGCTTTGTATTATCAAAAACACTTTGTTCTTCTAATAGTAAATCACCAGAACCTGTTCCCGATATTGTTCCACTTTCTAATTCAACATGAATATCAATACTTCCTTCTTCAGGTGCAAATCCGCCACCAACAAGTGCAACTTTTGCCTCAGCAGTTCCTGAACTAAATGTTACAGTATCGCCTATCTCATAACTTGTACCCCCGGCGTTCACAATAACTTCATTTACACCTGCGCCTTGAATATCAAGAACTTGTATTCTGGCACCTTCGCCGTTACCGCCGCCAGTTAATACTGCCTCATCACCAACAGCTAATGTGCTTCCAGCGTTTGTGATTGTAGTTGCAGAAAGTCCTGCACTTACAGTCATCTTAACAATTACAGTTTGGTCAAGATTACTAATACCAGTAACTTCTTCTCCAATTACAAAAACCCCATTTGTTGTTTCAGGATTAATTTCTACTTCAAGAACTTCAATACTACCTTGTTGAAACTTAGTAATATTTTCTACAATTGCTGTTGCAACACTTACATTATCATTCGAAGGGTCGTTTGCTTGGGTGATTGTTTGACCAACTAGAAGTTGACTATTAAGTTCTGCTTGTACTGTTGTCTGTGTACAACGAATAAAGTTTTGTATTGCCCATTTGCCGTCAGACAAACGCAACATATCATTTGTTGGTAAATAAACTTCAGATGGTTCATTAAATAATAATTTAAAGAATGCTTTATGTGCCTTCGCTGTTCCTTTTACACGATACAAAGATTTAATGTTTTTAATTAGTTTTCTTGTATCTACACTAGGATGTGTGTCTTTAGGAATTGAATTAAGAAACTCCTCTTTCATCTGATTTAAGAAATCACTTATCGTGTGGTCTGTATCAGTATAGTTTAGAAGTTGTTGAAGATTTTCTACAGGATTGGCACGATACTTGGCAATCTTTGCTGTAGCACCAGAGATAAACCCTGTTACAGTTTCTCCTGTAATCCATGCATTGTTTGCTGAAATGAATAGTCGAGTGTTATCACTTTTATCTTCTGCAAGAACTGTTGAAGTAGCGCCAGACGCCGAACCAGTAATAACTTCTTCTTTTATAAAAGAACCACTAAATGTATTTGTTTCATCAACAACCTGGTCGCCGGCGTTTAAACCGTGTTCGTCTGTTCGGTCAAGCAATACATAACTAGTATCTAGTCCTTCAGTTTCTAAAAGAATATTATCAGTTTCAATAACCGCTTCTAAATTTAACTCGGCCGATTCCATGAAAAGAAAGTAAGACGAAAGAAACTCAATAAACTTAGGATGGTCTGTTAAGACAAACTCAGGTACTTGTTGTTTAACAAGACTCGATATTTTTCTCTTATTAGTTTTGTATTTTATTGACATTGTTATCCTATATTAGTAGGTGCTACTACTGCCGCTACTACCACTAGAATAACTAGTTGAAGTCGTATAAGATGTTCCTGCTTGTGAGCCGCCACTTTCGATTCCATCAACTTCACCAGTTATAGTTGAATTAGATGTATCGATAGATAGTACTTGATTTCTTACAGGCACAATATCATTAGAATTTGGTACTACAAATACTCGTATCTGTGTACTTGTTGCGCCATCAATATTAGAAATAGATGTAATGTTTGCAGATGAAAGAATTACTTCTCCAGTTGCATAATCTATAGTACCATAAGTTGCATCTGTGTAAACTCTGGCTGTACCGCTTAGATAATACACTCGAACAACGCCAGCGCCATCATCATCTAAGAAGTGTTCATTTAAAGAACTGTCGTTACTAATTTTGAATCCTGATGATGAGATAATACCACCGCCAGTTGAATTATGTCCAGAGTGCGGATTATACAATGCATTATTAAAAGCAAGTGTATATTTTAATGCAGAACTAAGAGTTGGTGTAACATACTTGTACATCTTCACAGTTGTAATATTACTTAAAATAGATGTGTCTGCTTCGTTAACAGTCTGTAGTAGTTGTGAGTATCTAAACATACCAGCAAAGTCCTCTAATATATCATTGTTATATGTTGCAACCTTTGTTAGAACATTTGTTTGAAGTGTTGTTACATCTTTTGTTGTTCTACCAGAATCATATTTAAAATTCACAATAAGTGTAATGAAAGTTGTTTCAGGGTCGATAATCACAGGAGTTACTGAAGCAACTGCATATGTTTTAAGACTTGTTACAATACTCTCTTTTGTTGCAACTGTTAAGTTTGAACCAGATTTTGCCTTAATAGAAATGTAAACTTTACCATAGTCAGGAATGGCCGCATCTTCACCGCCATAAACTTGAATCGATTGTGCGTTTGCATATAATCCTTTAACGAGTGCTTTATAATCTTCAGCAGTAACCGCTCTGTCTTGTGCAGTATAATCTCTTGGTGCATTATACTTAATCGAAGCAATTGATTCAAGTCCAGTTCCGCCGTTTGCATTACCGACTGTCGTAACTGTTGCACTTGAAAATCCACCAACTGTTCCAGAAAGAGTAAATGAAGTAGCGCCGTTTGCAGCATCTCTGTTTGTGTTGATGTAATCAAATATAACAATGTTACCATCTGCAACTGATTTACCTAAAACGCCATCACCGAAGTAAACTTCAAAACGACCACCTTCTACTTCTTGTAAAAAATATACTTCAGATTCATCATCAATTGATACAATGCCTGTCGCTAATTTATAAGTCTTTGTTGTTGAGTCTGAAGAAGATTCTTGAACTTTAACAGATAATGTGGTTGTATCAACACTATCGTTTGGTATAAGAAAGCGTTGGTCAATATCAGATGTATTTACTGTGTATTTAAAATTTAGATAAGAACCTTCATTAATAACTAGATTATTAAACTGATACACTCCTGAAACAGGAGTAATACTTACATCAGCGTTGTTGACAAAACTATACGATTGACCATCAACTGTTGTTGTAAACTTAGTTCCTCTTGACATTGTAAGTGAAGCACCAGAAGCCTCATTAACTAAAACATTAAGTGTCGCTGTTGCAGAGGTACAACTTGTTGGAGTGTAACCTACTTGTTTCGCTAATGATACAACACTTGAACGCAAGTCGGCACTATCAAGATACATCTCATTAGCCAACATATTAGCGTTGTATGCCAGGTAATGTGTATTATATGCTAGTGTGTCAAGAAGTACTGACATACCCGAACCTTCGAAGTCATAGTCTGTAAATTCGTTCTGTTGTGATAAAAATGTTTTGAGGTTACTTTTAATACCGTCAAAGTCTAATTCTGAAATTTCTAGTTTAGTTGCCATATGTTATCTCAATCTCTCTAAAAAGGATTCTACTACTACAGGGTCTGGATAGTTTTGTACATAGAACGATATCTGAACAGAGTATCCGTTTCTGTCAAACATTGGCTGTGTATGTACTTGAACTAATCTACATCTTGGTTCGTAATTGTTAATTAAATTTTCAATTTGTTTAGTGATTACATGATTCATCTGAGGAGTTATTAACTCAAACAACATTGCTCTCAGATTAGAACCGATTTCGGGGTGAAAAGGTTTTTCATAATGATTCGTACTAATCAGATTTCGCACACTTCTTTTAACTGCTTCAACATCTGTTATTTTTTGAATATCTTTCGTTGCAGAATTCTGTTGAAAGTCTAAATTAAGGTCCTTAAAAATCTTAGAACTTCTTGTGCTTTCATTAGTTTGTGTAGCGTCATATCTTGACATTAAGTAACCTCTCCGTTATGATTATATTTATAACGATTTACCCAGCAAATACATTACTAGACCCACCAGTAATAGCGCCAGAATCACAAGAATCACCTATTCGTGCAATCGCTTTACTATTAACAAAAACAGTACCCGACCCAACATTAATAACTGCTGAATGAGAAACACAAACTGGCGGTGTCGCCGAGTTTGGAATAGTATGTGCCGCTGCAGGGTCGCCCTTGCGTTCTACACCTCTAGTATTACAAAAAACATTTGTTGAGGGTCCGACTACTGTTGTAGTAGCAGAACAACCATGTCCTGTAGTTGTAACATCATCCTTTCTAGTTACACCCGGCATTACTTCTTCTTAGATTTTGTTTTTTTCTTAGCAGTTGTTTTTCTAACTGGTGGCATTTTAGGTTTAATATCAGGGTTAGCATCAGGTTTACCAACAGAAACAGGCTTAACAGTTTTAATAGTTGATTTTACTGGAGCTGGTGCTGATTTTAATTCTTCAGGTATTACAACCTTGCCTTCTGAAACTAATCTTTCTCTGTTTGCTAAATGTTTACTTGCAACATTCTCTTTACTACCGCCTTGATAAGCAACAGCATGTCCTTCTCTTACTAAAACAGCAGCACA